TCAGTTTGGACTGAAAAATGTTTACTACTCCGTTCTTACCGAAGGCACAACAAACTCTTGGGCTACACCAGTGGCACTTCCAGGAGCTGTAAGCCTTTCCCTCAACAAGAGCGGTAGTGCTAATGACTTCTATGCTGACGATGTAACCTACTACAAATCAGTTACAAACAACGGCTATGAAGGAACTCTTGAAATTGCTAAAATCCCTGAATCAATGCTCAAAGACGTTTGGGGTATGACAGCAGAAACTACAACAAATATCCTATTCGAAAAGAACGATGTAGAGCCAGCTCCATTCGCATTACTTTTCCAGATCAACGGAGACGCAGATCAGGAAGACTATTGCTTCTATCGTTGCATTGCTGAAAGACCAGCTATCAACGGAGCAACAACTACAGACACAAAGGAGCCACAGACACAGGAGATCTCCGTATCTTGTCTCCCAGTAGTAACAGGCACAAGCTCACAGCTTGGACTCGTAAAGGCAAGAACTACAGCAACTACACCATCAGCAACAAAGAATGCTTGGTTCACAGCTGTACCAGTGCCAACAGTATAGGATTTAAGGGCGGAAATTGACTTGTACAGAGCTTTTTCCGCCTTCCTCGCATAATTTATCAAAGGAGCCGACAATGGACAAAATTATCGAGATTGATGGTAAAAAAATGAAAGCAAGGGCATCAGCTCTTATTCCAAGATTATATCGTTACCACTTCAATAGAGACATCATCGTAGATATGAAACAGCTAAGCCAAGCTATGCAGAAATCTCAAGGCGAAGGCTCAGAGTTTAGTATCTCAGATCTAACTATATTTGAGAATGTAGCCTGGCTATTTTTCAAACAAGGTGGCGAAGATGTAGGAGAATCCCCTGATGAATGGCTCGAACACGTTGAAGGCGTTTTCAGCGTTTACGAAGCACTACCTCAACTCTTGGAATTATGGGGCGAAAACCTCGTTCAGACATCAAAATCAAAAAAAAAATAAGACAAACAACCAGAGAGCCTAATGGCTCAATTTTTATGTTACGTTGTGCAGAGCTGGGCCTTCGAACAGATGACCTTGACTCGATGAGTATGGGTATGGTTTACGATATGCTCCTAGAGCGTGGAAATGACCAAGAGGAATATCCATATAAGGCAACGCAACAAGATATTACAGACATTTTTGGGTAGGTATTTATGGCAACAACATCAAATAGTGGCCGCATTCAAGGATTAACCGTCCAGATTGGCGGAGATACAACTGATCTAACCAAAGCGTTAGCAAGTACCAATAAAGAAATCAAGAATACCCAGACAGCCTTAAAAGACGTTGAGAAATTATTAAAACTCGACCCGACAAACACAGAACTTCTTGCACAGAAGCAAAAGCTCCTAAACAATGCAGTAACAGAGACTAAGGAGAAACTTGATACCCTTTACAAGGCAGAAAAGCAACTCAAAGAAGCTGGCATTGATGAGAACTCGGAACAGTTTATGGGCCTTCGCAGAGAGATTATCGACACCGAAAGCCAACTTGAAAAAGCTGAAAAATCCGCAAAGAACTTTAATGTCACACTGTCTCAAACCGCAGGAGCATTTACTGAAATCGGTAATAAGGCAAAAGAAGTAGCAGACAAGACGAAGGCACTCTCAGTTGCTGGTGCAGCAGTTGCAGGAGCCATCGGAGGTATAGCATATAAAGCTATGGTCGCATCCGATGATCTAAATACTCTTGCAAAACAGAGTGGCTTAACCACAGAAGAAATACAAAAGTTTCAATATGCAGCAGATCTGGTAGATGTAAGTTCAGAAGATATCATTTCATCCCTGAAGAAAATGAAAAAAAATATGAACTCTACTTCATCAGAAACTCAGGAAGCTTGGCAAAAACTAGGTATCACTGTGCAATCCTCAAACGGAGAGTTTAGAGATAGCACAACCGTATTCTACGAAGCTATAGAGGCACTGTCAAAGGTTAGAAATGAGACCGACAGAGATATTATAGCTATGCAGTTATTCGGTAAAAATGCTGATAGCCTTGCTGGAATCATTGACGATGGCGGAGCTGCACTGAAACAGTATGCGGATAATGCAAAGATATGGAGCCAAGAATCAATAGACGCTGCCAATGAAGTAAACGATATCATTGACACCCTGAAGGCAGATATTGGTCAGGAACTTCTAATCACTGGTGCAAAGGCTCTAGAGGCATTTAAGCCAGTTATCGAAGGCATTGCCGATGCTCTAACAAAAGTATTAGACATTATCGGAAAGCTGAGCCCTGAAGTGCTCGGAATTATTACCGCTATTGCTCTAATCGTTGCATCTATATCCCCTGTTGCTTCTCTAATTGGAGAAATATCCTTTGCAATAGTCGGACTGACAACTGTACTCGGAACCATAGATCTAGCACTTGCACCAATAATCGCATTGCCAGTTTTAATCGGAATATTAGCTGTCGCAATATACGAACTTGTAAAAGGCATCATAGAAAATTGGGATAAGATAAAAGCCACATTCAATCAAGCTGTGGACTATATCAAGACAAATTGCATCGATAAGGTGGTCAGCTACTTCGAAGGCGTAAAACAACGCTGGGATGATTTCTGGGAAAACCTTAAAGAACGTGCCAAGTCAAACATCAATGAAATAATTGACTGGGTAAACAATGGCATAACTGCAATTAACAACTTAATTAGTGCAATAAACAATTCAGCACTAGGCCAAAAACTGAACTTCAACATTGGAAGCATTAAAACAATCCCTGGGCTTGCAACTGGTGGAGTAGTAAGTAATGGCGGAACAGCACTTGTTGGAGAATCTGGAGCAGAACTCCTTACAGTAAATCAAGGACAGGCAACAGTAACACCTCTAACAAATAACAACACATACAACACATACAACCAGACAAACCCTAACCCTATTCAGGTAAACCTCAATATGGGCGGAAGAACACTCGCAAGAGCTCTGGTTGACCCACTAAATCAAATCAATAAATTGAACGGAGCAACACTGTAATGAGCATTAACTTAATATTAGACGTAACAGGAACAGCTCTGGATATCAGCAGTTACATTATGCAGAAGACCGATATCGTTGAAACCCCAGTATATACCAATGGGCTAAACGTAGGTACTGCAAAGACTGGAAATCCTATATTTGACAGACTTAATACTCGCTACCAGTTCTCCGTTCCACTCAAACCGTTACCAAGAAGCGTACTGGCACAGATAGATGCTAAATGCAGACTGAACGAAATGAGCATTACTTACACGAGCTATACTTCTGGTGCTGACATCACGAAGGTTGCTCAATGTTCACTTTCACAGTCAAGCTTTGCAGTAAGCCGTGACGAAAATGTATATGCAGGTGCGGTTATAACTTGTGATATAAAGGTTTAACTATGAAAATAACATTCGGTAATTACACATTCACAGATGCCAACCACGATATCTTGTCAGCTGACTCATACCGAGACCAGGCACTGATTGCCGATACCCTTCAAGCCGATGACTTTAACTTTACTGTAAAGGTAGATGCCACAGCTCTAGGGTTTGACATTGATGACTTCGAAGGCTTTGCTTATGCTACGCCAGTAAGCGTTTACGATGACAACGATGTAATTCAATCGGTATTTTTCGTAGTTGATATCAACACAAACACTTATCTCCAGACTGGCGAGATCGTATTTGACTTTCAATGCTTATCACTTGTTGGAACGATGATAGATCTAGAACACAATGGAGGTATCTATACGAATGCCACAAACGAGGCAGTTATTGCTGAAATACTTGGGGCAACTTTCGTATCTGAAGACGCACAACACAATAAGACCTATCAACTCTCAAATGGCGTACAGTACGTCATTGATAAGAATGTAGCATCTAAAAGAGTTGATGGATGGCTCCCTATTGGTAGCGTAAGAGACAATCTTTGTAAAGTTCTAAATGCCAGCTGTGTTTCAGTTCTTAAAAATGCTGATGGCTCAATTCGATTCACATTTAACCAACCAGACACCCCTATTGTTTTAGATCCAAATTACGAATATCTCGGAGACAAATACAGTAAAACGGAAAGATATACACATATTGCTGTTGTTCAGCACTCGTTCTATGCGTTATCAACTACTGCAGAGGAACTGATATATGATTCCGAAGGTGCTATGCTATCAAGCTCAAAAGTAGTGTTTGATAAGCCGTACCACAGTCTCAGAGGAGATGGCGTAATACTAGGAACTAACAACTGCAACTATGCAATTCTTACTGGTTCAGGTCAATTATACGGAAAGCCATATATCCACGGACAAACTCAGATCTCTGATGTAACAGGACTTACAGGAACGGAAAAATATTACACTTCGGACAGCAATACTTTAATTACAGCTCTAAACTCAGCTTCAGCTCTTGAAAGACTAGTTAACTATTACGGATACGCAAAAGAACTCTCTTGTGCCTTCGTGATAAAGGACGGCATCAAGACTGGCTCGCTGGTATCTGTAACTGATCCGATGAATAGAACGAAGTCAGGTTTCGTTAAAAGAATGGAGATAACCCATAGTGGGATCGACAAGGCTGATGGCATTATCGTAACAGACTGGGTACCAGTAGCTATTGACGAGGAGTTTACAAATTGCGATGTGCTAACAGGAAGTGGAACCTACACACCTCCAGCAGGAAAACGAAGAATGCTCGTTGTTTGCATTGGTGGTGGTCAAGCTGGATATAACGGATCTAACGGTAACAATGGTTCAGGAACTTCTGGTGGTGCAGGAGGAAATGGCGGAGATGGAGGAGCTGGCGGTTCTATATTCCAAGAGCTTATTCAAAACCCATCAGGAACATACAATTATTCTGCTGGAACTGGTGGAAGCTCAAACGGTGCATTAGGAACAGCATCCACATTCGCAAACATTACATCTGCAAGCGGAACTCCATCTGGTTCAGGATATATGAATCTTATAACTGGAGATATTATTGCTACTAAGGGCTCTAACGGAGTTGCTGGTGGTAAAGGTGGAAATGGCGGAACATATTTTGTTTCTACATCAAGCCATGCACCTTCTTCTAGCAGAGGAACATACGGTGAAGACGTGGGTAGTTATACTGGCGGTAAGTACGGTTATGCTTCTGTTTTGACATATTACTATTCAACAATTGTAGTAAATACATATTGGTCTTACCCATACAGCTTTAGCAATCCAAAGTATGGTGCTGGAGGTGGTGGCGGTGGCGGTGGTGCTGCATATGGTGCTAACGGTAGCACTGGTGGTAACAGCCGAAGTGATTATGTTGAAAATAAAGGCGGAAATAATGTAGGACTTAAACTCACTAGTGGATCTGGTGGACGTGGGGCAAATGCTTCAGCTCCTGCTACAACATCAATCTATGGAGCAGGCGGTAACGGTGGCCACGGAGGTGGTGGTGGAGGAGGTTACGGAACTACATCATCAGTAACATACCCATATCCAACCACAGACCCAGGAAGTTCATCTACACCTTCAGTTACAACTAAGACTCAATCAGGAACACAAGGCTCTAGAGGCTCTGGTGGCTCAGGATCAGCAGGAACAGCTGGAGGAGCTGGAGTAATACTCGTTTATTATTAAAACTTATTTTGGAGGAAAACAATATGAAAAATCTCGATGCAACCAACGTAACAGTAGTTGGCAAATCAACAGATCCAAAGCCTACAATGGCAAGTGGATATTCCGAAGGCGATGTGTTCTTCGAAAGGGATACCGGAAAAGCATATATGATGGACGAATCCGGAGAATGGGTAGAACTATAAGGAGGTACGCTAATGGGATTTATTTTTACGGCTAACGCACCAGTTAAGACTTTCAATGCGAAGGCTAATACAAGAAAGGAGAGTAAGTAATGGATATTGTAACACTCGCACTTGCCAAGAAGTTTACTAAAGACTCTGTTGGTGGACTTTGGGATAAGTGGAATACTACTACGGCTTACGCAGCAGGACAAATCGTTCTTTATAACGGCATACCTTATCAGAAGAAAAGTGGTACATCTACTGTAGGTACTTTTGTGCCTTCGGAATGGGAACAGATTAACATTAGTGATGAACTGGAGAAA